CGACATTCACGATCAAAAAAAACGACACCAGCCCGGCGATGCTGGCCACGTTGCAGGACGCCGGCGGCGATGCGGTCAGCGTAAACGGAGGTTCGGTGCGCTTCCATATGCGGCCAATCGGGTCAACGCAAGTGACGATAGATCAAGCCGCTGTCATCGTGACGCCGCTGTCGGGCTTGGTCCGGTACAACTGGCAAGCCGGAGACACGGCGACGGTCGGTTCATATCAGGTTGAGTTTGAGGTGACATATGCCGACGCAACCGTTGAGACGTTTCCGAACGACGGCTACATTCGCGTTGAAATCACCGACGACATAGCTTGAGGCGCTGCGATGGAACTTATCAAAACACTATGGCCGGTTGCTGTCGGCTTCGTTGCTTTCTTGGTTTGGATGATCCGGCTTGAGAGCAAGGGCTTGCAAAACGAACGCGAGATTAAGCGGCTTTGGAACCAACGCAAAGAGGACTTGGACGCAGCACGCGAGGACCGCAAGCGCATACACGACATCCTTGCGGAGATTCAATCCGACATAAAGCAACTCATCGGAAAGGTTGGCAAATGAGGCGCACATTCGCACACTACAGCAAGGTCCCGCCCGCCGAATGGCCTTGGCATCATTTCAGCCCGCGTGAGATTGCTTGCAAAGGCACCGGAAAGCTGACCATCGACACCGAGGCAATGGACATGCTGCAACGCCTGCGGACGAACCTTGGCAAGCCGTTGATCCTGACATCTGCATATCGGTCGCCAGAGCATAACCGCAAGGTCGGTGGGGCCAAGGCATCTAAGCACATGGAAGGCATCGCGTTTGATGTCCGGATGGATAACCACGATCCGCACACGTTCGAAGCTGCGGCCCGCGCGGTGGGCTTTACAGGTTTCGGATATTATCCCAAGTCAGGGTTCATGCACATTGACACGGCAGAGCCGCGTAGCTGGGGTACACATTGGCCGCTATCCCCCACATCGTGGCCCACAGAGCCGCCCCGACAGCCTGAGAAGCTATCAGAGGACAGGGACGCCCAAGCAGCCGCTGGTGCCGGTGTAGCGGGCGCTGTGGCCGTTGCCGCTGACTATCTGCCGGTGTTGGGTCAGTTGGCCCCCACGGCGCAGCTTGTGGCTGTCTGTGTGGCCGCTGGGTTCATTGGGTATATGCTGTGGCGGCGGTCGCGTTGATCCGGCGCTGGGCAAGCGCAATCATTGCAGCGCTGGTCCTACTGGGGGCTGCGTTGCTTTACCGCAAAGGCAGGCAAGATGCTGACGATGCAAACACGGCGCAAGACTTCAACGAGTACGTCGCCGCGCGCAGGCGCATGGATGCGGTTGATTTCCCTGATAGCGATGCTGACGTGGATCGCTGGCTGCGCGACCGGGCCAACAGGAGCGATCTGTGACGCAACGGCTGCCCTACGCACGCATCATGCGCAGGCTTTACTCAAGGATGGTGGGCCGATATCGAAAAGGTCGGGCGCGCAGTTAATCGCCACGATAGACGCAGGATGCGGCGGCTGACATGAAGCTATCAGCTACACAGACGGGGCGCGCTGGCGAATACTTTGTCTGCGAACTGCTGGAGCGGCACGGCATAGAAGCGACCCGCGTTGACGGCATGTTTGATGTGCTGGCCGTTATACCATCGGGCCGCAAGATCAGCGTCGAGGTGAAGACCTGCGGCTCTCCCTCAAGAAACAGAGCGCAATTCTGCGTCGGCAAGGGCGAACCCGATGTCTACGCCTTTGTTTACTACACGGTCAGATTGGTGCGCTTCATTCCGACATCAGATGTCCGAATGTCTGGGGCAAAGATATACATCCGGGAATCACAGTTCACCGAAGAAAGACAGGCCGACGACATCAAAATGATGGTCGGCCTGTAGTTTTCTATTGCAGCCCCTGATGGCTCTGTTAATCAGGCGTTCGTGGGCGGCGTCCAACTCAACAACATACTTGCGATGCGATGATATGATGGCTGATTGGGACGGGCAAGCTACCGAATGCGCTAACATTTTCACTTGCGCCGCCCACACGATCACTCCCCCAGTTCGCCTCCGAGAGCCATGTATCCGCAGGCGTCCACGCTGCTATCGTGATGCGGTCCGTTGCGCAGGCGGGCGATCTTCAAGAGCGCCATCATGTGGCACACGTCGGACGGCGACATGTGAAAGCCAAGGTAAGCCGACCACATCTCGGAGATCGCCAAGAACGATTCATGCGGCGTGCCGTAGTGTGATTGGCGTTCCCCGTTGATAAGGCCGTCGGCCTCTTGCAATATCTCAGTTCGCTTTTTCATCGTGTTCTCCAGTTTCATTTATCCAAGTCTCCAATCGCGCGCATAGCAATCCCCGCCAGCAATGCAATCTCCTCTGCGTCAGCGCGGGCTGGGCTGCCTCTGGCGGCGTCCAGGCGCATGATGTCAGCCTTGCGCGCGATCCGCGTCAGCGCCGCCCGCAGCGTGATGTCCTTGGCAGCGGATTCCAGATTATTCTCCATCAAATGTGACCCTCAATTCGGCAAGGGCCGCGTTTACTTCTGACTGGATGTGGCGGTGGTCGTCAGGAAGCTGATCCGCAGGCAAGCCAGTGAGTTCTTCGTCTGTTATGTCCAGCCAATGCGAGAGACGCTCAAGTCGCTTTATGACTTCCGCATGGCTGGCTTCCAGTTCCGCTGCATATAACTCGGCCTCCTTTGCATCGTGCTTTGCGGCATTATAGAGTTCCCTGTAGTCAATTGATGTTCCCACCAGCCGCCGCGTCAGAGCCGCTAGGTCTTCGTCGCTAATTGGCCTGCGGCCTTCGGGTAGCTGCCACTTAGTCATTGTGAGCCTCCCCGACAAAGCATGACGCCTCCTCCGCCCACATGCAGAACGACGCGCGATCCTGGCCGTCGCGGGCGTAAACAAGAGCCTTCGCCAGCGCACCGTCGCGGAACAGCCGGTCCAGCGCCGGTCGAACAACAGGCACATCTTCGCCAACCTCACGCGCAATCTCTGCTGTCGTGCCGTATCCCAAAGCAAGAACCGCTGCCATCACGATGCCGTCAATGGTTTCGGGGTTGCCATCCGTAAACACTGCCGTCTCGTTCCGGCTTGCGTGAACCGCGACCCACGGCGTTGCCTCGCTGTTGGGGTGCGTGTTCGGGATCAGCTTGGCAGTAACGATGTCGCCCTCCTCCGCATTGATCGCCCGCGTCACCGTTGGCGGGATAAACACTTGCTCGCCAGTGTCCGTCCGCGCGCCAAAACCAGAGTTGGTGTCGAGCACGTGCGAGACGTAAATTTCTGTGTTTTCCATTAAAATACCTTTATTTTTCTGTTGTTGCTTCTGCGTGGATGTCACGCACCATTTCTGTTATGTACTCGGCCACTGATGCGCAGCCGACCTTGTTTGTCTCCACCGCAAGCCAGTCCAGTTGGTCCGGTGTCAGACCAAGCAGGATGTCGCTCATAAATCCCAGCTTGATGCGGCGGTTAGCGAACAGGTATTTCACCTGCTGTCGCGGTGATGCTTTGGTCTTGCGCGGCGGGATCATGCCCGCCTTGCGCGCATCGACGACAGCCCTGACGACCTTGGTGTATCCGAAGCCGGTGGCCAGTTGGATGGCAGCGTGGCTGTGACCTGCCATGTGCAATTCAGCAACGCGTCGCGTGTCATCACCCATCATGGTCGTGCCACGGGGCGAAGGAACGGGATGCCTGTATCGCGGCAGTATGCGTCCACTTGCTGGCCCCACAGTTCTTCCAACGCCTCGACCATCGCGGGCATCTGATCGCAGACTGCGTGGGTTTTGCCTGTGATGTGACCGACTTCCATCGAGCCGATTGCGAATATGATTATGTATAGTGATGTCATGTCGTTTCTCCTAAATTGTCATTGCCAAGAGCATCAGGCCAGTGGCGACTATCGCTAGCGCCGCAGCCAGCGCCGTCAGCGTGCGGATTGTTTTTGCGCGGATCGTGCGCCGGATGCTGGGCGGTAATCTGGCGCTCATTTCAGTACCCCAGCCCGTGTCCAATAATGATTAAAATGTAGAAAATACCGAATAAGCTGACGGCACCGATCAGGTCAGTGATAAAATCTTTCATGTGCTTTCCTACTCAAATTCTGTTTCGTCGGCCAAGTTGATAATGGCCTGCTGCAAGTCGGCAGGCAGATCGGTCATCTTGACGTCAATGCCCAATATAGTCAGCGCCGCGACCTCAATGCTGGCGGGATCGACTTCATCCCAGACAGGCGAACCCGGCACGCCGTAGTCGCTGCGTTCTGTTTCAGCGTGGAATTCTATTTGGATTTCCTCGCCGTTGTGTGTTGATGTGACTGTCATGTTTTGCTCCATTGCGCGGCCATCGCGTCTGCAATTCCCTGATATGTTGTGCTGCGCAGCTTCCATCGGTCCGCGCTGGGCGGCAGGTAATGCAGGCGCTGGCGCTGGTTGTCTGGCAAAGCCATCATCTCGGCCTTGACGTTGTCCGTCGGCTGCAGCGGCGGCAGCCCCTTTAGCCACAGGCACGTCGCCTTCTGCTCCATGTGGCCAAACATCCACGGCTGCACGACTTGGCTCTGCTTGACGCCGCCAATGCGTTCCTTGGCGTACTTGTGCATGATCGGGTTCTCGACGCAGATGCGCGGGATCGGCGCTTCCAGCAGGCGCTTGAAAAAGGCTGCGCCATCGTCCAGCTTGGCCCAGCGATCAGGGTCGCGGTGCAGCCACGTCACACCCGCGTTGGTCAGGTAGGTGCAAGGCGGATGCGCAACCATCAGATCAAACTCAGACAGGTCTAGGTCGAACACGTCGCCTTGGTGATGCGGACCAGCCACGTCTGTCGGCAGCAGGTCACAGGACATAGCGTCATGGCCCCGCGCAATGAAGGCGTCACGGACGCGGCCGGAGTATTCGCAGGCTACTAGTACTTTCATGTTTTGCTCCATTCATACTTACTGCCCAACAGCTACATCCACAAATAAACCGCGTCAACATGATTTTGTGTATTGCGCGCAGATTTTTGTGGTGTATGTTCTGGCCTATAGAAACGCGCAAAAGGAGTTTGCGATATGGGCAAGGACGTTCACGTCAGGCTATCTGAAGAACAGCACGCGAAGCTGAAGGCCGCCGCAGCAGAACGCGGCATCACAATTTCAACATACGTTCGCTGGGCTGCTCTCGAAGCAGCGCGGGCAAGCTGATGCTGATCTACGGCATAGACCCCGGCTACACAGGCGCAATCACGCTGTATTGGCCAGCGACAGGCGACATCGAGATACACGACATGCCGACGGTCACGAACGCTAAGGGAAAGACCGTGCTGGACATGCACGGCGTCTTGAGCATCCTTGAGCCTGAGGGCGATGGCCAGCGCGCAGCTTTCATTGAGCAGGTGTCGGCAATGCCGGGTCAGGGTGTGTCATCCACGTTTCGCTTCGGTGAGCAGTTCGGCCAGCTACAGATGGCACTGGCCGCCACGCAGACGCCATACTACTTCGTCACGCCAGCAACGTGGAAGCGGCACTTCGGCCTGACCCGTGACAAGGGCGTCAGCAGGGGCTTGGCAATGCAGCGGTTTCCCGCTTACGCCGACAAATTCAGCAGGGTCAAAGACGATGGCCGTGCCGAAGCTACGCTAATCGCACTTTATGGGAAGGAAACAATGCGATGACAATGCGAACCGATCTCAGCAACAGCGAATATCACGCCGACGACAGCATATCGTCGTCTGACGTAAAGATGGTCGCGTCAACCTCGCTGGCGCACTGGAAGGCCAAGGTATACAAAGCCAGCCCCACGTTCGATCTGGGGACCGCCGTTCACGCATTCGTGCTGGAGCCAGAAGAAGACATTATCGTGCGCGGGCCAGAGGATCGCCGTGGCAACAAGTGGAAGGAAGCATATGCCAAGGCGCTGGCCAACGGCCAAACCCTGCTGACCGAAGCCGACTTTGATCTGGCGCATGAAATCGCTGGCAGCGTGATCTTTCACCCAGTCTGGAAGCGCCTGCATGGCAACGGCGTCATCAACGAAGCCAGCTTCTTTGCCACCGACCCTGACACTGGGTTGTCCATCAAAGCACGGCCAGATGCTTACATACCCAACACTGGCATCATCTATGACCTCAAGACATGCCAGTCAGCGGACCCGCGCACCTTCGCTAGGGACGTGCAAAACTACGGTTATCACATTCAGGCTGCGTTCTACATGCACGTCCTCAAGCAAGCTGGCCATAAAGCCAACCAGTTTGTGTTCGTGTGCGTCGAGAAGACAGCACCTTACGCTCTCAGCGTTTCCGTGCTGTCAGAGGAATATCTGTTGTATGGCAAAAGCAAAATGAAAGTTGCCCTGCACCAGATCAAACACGCCAGCGACACTGGCGTATACGCAACCGGGTGGTCGGATACGGTCAACACCATCGACATCCCACGCTGGCTGGAAGCCCCAGTCGAGTTCAACTAAAGGAGCCTTACAATGGCAAAAGCAGACTTCAAACCCATTATGATCCGCAACGTGGAGTTCAAGTATCCGCGCCTGACCGAGACTTACCGATACAACACCGCTGAGAAGCGGTCAGAGCCGTGCCAGCCCACTGCAAGCAACGCCGCCTATAGCATCGCATGGGTAATGACCGTCGACGCTGCACACGCCTTCTACGCTGAGTGCCAAGCGCATTACGCAACATGCCAGACCAAAGCGCCGTTCGCTAAAGTCTTCGGAATGAAGAAAATGGATGACGGCACCGTTGAGTTCAAAGCCAAGCGCAACGGTACCAACGGCGAAGGCAAGGTCAACGAGAAGCCAAAAGTCATTGACGGCATGAAACAGCCTTTAACCGACACCAACATCTGGGGCGGCAGCAAGGGCAACATCCGCGTCACTGCATACCCTGCGCTGGACCCAGATGGCATCGGCGGCATCAGCTTGCTGATCGACACAGTGCAGGTCACACACGCCGTCTACGGCGGCAGCAATCTGGACGACTTCGACGAGGTGCCAACAACGTCATCCGGCGGCGGGCAGGATGCGGCGCTTGACGACTTCTCCATCTCTGCGCCAACATCACCGAAGCCCGTTGACGCCTTTGACAGCATCGCAGCAGGCGGGAATGATTTGGATGATAGCATCCCATTTTGACGTAAAAAAGCCCGCAGCGGGCGGGAGGTTCCTGCTGCGGGCGAAGTTCAACTTAGGCAACGAACCATGACAAGGAGTTCGCATAGTGAGCATACGAAAAAACGACATTACAAACAAGCAATTATTGCTGACAGCGAACGGCAGCCGCGACACCAGAATTGACGATCCGCAGGCAGAATACAGCGGGATCACGACCAAGCAAATCGCAGCCCTAGTGCGCGAGCCGCAGGCCAAAGAGAAGGCCGACGCCGCGTTCGTCATCCCGTCAACCTACCGCCGACACGACGGTCGCAAGCACGCAGCACAGCGCGAGCATGGCGAATACTGGATACTGGCCTTTGACGTGGACACAGGATCGCCAAGCCTGCAAGAGATGATCGACGCAACACTGCTGGCATTCGGCAAATGCGCCTGCCTGATCTATTCATCATCCAGCGCGTCAGTTGACGAGCGCAAATGGCGCTGCCTGATCCCGCTGGCCGATTCCCTCACAGGTGCGGAATACGTTGACGCGCAGCTATCAGCCTTTGATCTGATGCAGGAGCAAGGGGTCACATGTGATCCCGCGCTGTCACGGGCTGGGCAGCCGATATACCTACCGAACATCCCGCCAGCGCGCCGCGACAGCATGGGCGCGCCAGAGTTCTATCACAGCCACATTGAGAACGGCGAAGGCTACTTAGATGTCAAAGAAAGCCGCGTCTGGGCCGGTGTGGAGTTTCGGCGCAGGCAGGAGCAGATCGCAGAGCAGCGCGCAGCACAAGAGCGCCAGCGCAGGCAGGCAGAACGCGACGCAAAGCGGGCTGACAGGCCGAACGACGTTGATCCGGTGGCGGAGTTCAATGATCGCCACAGCATCAGCGATCTGTTGCTGAAATACGGATACGAGCAGCACGGGCGGTCATCAAGCTACCGCAGCCCGCACCAGTCGTCAGGATCATACGCCACGAAGGACTTTGGCACCCATTGGGTTAGTCTGTCATCATCGGACGCCGCCGCTGGCATCGGTCAGGTCAAGTCAGGCGATGTCACCATGTGCTGGGGCGATGCGTTTGATCTGTTCTGCTTTTATGAACACTCAGGCAACATGAAGAACGCCGTGCGGGCATATGGAGCGGAGCTGCGGCCAAGCCCAACCAAGACCCGCGATGCAATCGTACAAGAATCTGTACAGCGAACGCAGCACGATGATCTTGACGACTTTGACTTTATCCCGCCAGACGACATCGACCTGTCGGCACCAATCCCGCAGTCCGATGGCATCATCATCCCGAAGCCAGCGCGCAAGCCGATATTCTGGGCGCGTGAAGCAACACCAGTGCTGTCGTCGTCATACCTCGTCAAAGGATGGCTTGGCGCTGGCCAGATGTCCGTCGTCTATGGGCCTTCAAACGTCGGCAAGTCGTTCTTCTCGCTGGACGTGGCGTTCTGCATTGCAGCAGGCGTACCGTGGCAGGGCTGCCGCGTTAAAGCTGGCCCGGTGCTGTATCTGGCCACCGAGGGCGGCAACGCCTTCCACAACCGCGTTGTCGCTCTGCGAGATGAATACGGCATAGACGACGCCGCGCTGGCTGTCAGGCCGTCACCCGTTGACCTGCTGCGGCCAGAGGCCGACTTGGCCGAACTGATCCAGCTTTGCCAAAGCATCGAGAAAGTCTGCCGGCAGCGCGTCAGCATGGTTGTCATCGACACGCTCTCGCGGGCAATGGCTGGCGGCGATGAAAACGGGCCAACGGACATGACGGCGTTCATTGCCAACGTGGATGCGCTGCGGGAAGCCGTGGGTTCGCACAATATGATCGTGCATCACTCAGGCAAAGACACAGCCAAAGGCGCGCGCGGTCACAGTTCGCTCCGGGCGGCCACAGACACCGAGATCGAACTTGATGTCACCGAGGGCATCCGCACGGCCACCGCGACCAAGCAGCGCGATCTGGAGCCGCAGCCGCCGTTCGTGTTCTCGCTCAAGGTTCACACCCTTGGGCAGGACGAGGACGGGGATGCTGTCACCACTTGCACGATCCAGCCCGCCGACGAGGACATGCTTGAGGACGCTAGGCAGAAGAAGCCGAAAGGAGCGAACCAGATCGCGCTTGTGTCGGCGTTCAAGCAGATGAGGTCAGAGGGCGTTGGCGAGCCAAACAAAGGCGGCACAGGCTGGCCTGAACTGCGCAGATATTGGACCATCGACGAGGCTGAGTTTCGGCGCTTTGCTGTCGGCAAGCTGGCATCCGCGAACCCGCGTGACGCATATCTGACCGCTTTGAAGGCGTTGGTTTCGTCGGGTTTGATGGTGCAGAATGATGGCGTCATCTGGACCACTGGGAAGGCTGGACGCATAAAGGGGTAAAATGTGGTGTCGGGTTTGGCTCTTGTAAGCCATTGATAACATTGAAAGTCGCAAACCCGACAGTCTGGGTCTTTGTCTTGAGTGTCGTGTTCAGGTGTCGGGTTGCTGTCGGATTTACGTTTTCAATGAAATCAGTGGGTTACAAGGTCAAATCCGACAAAGCCGACACAACCCGACACTCAAATCCGACAGCGGCGCGACCGTCGGGTTTGTCGGGTTTCCCTTTAGGGAACCCGACATCCGACGCACTGGGATTTCCAGACAGATAAATTGAACAGTTTTAGAGGGAGAAAATCAAAATGCCTAAACCAAAGTCAGCGGCAGCCAAGAAAGCGATGGCCGAGCGCGGCACGTTCAGGGTCGAAGCCAACACCGATTACGGCAAGCCATACTCGCGGGCAGTGTCGGCGGCGGTCGCACCGTTCAACGCGCAGCTAAAGCGGGCGCAGGCGGTATGGGGGCAGCGGTTGACCGAATGTGTGCCGCCAGCCACAGCGGCTCTCTACGGCAAGCTATTGGACGATATGGATGAAGCCATGATAGCAGAGGACGCGCAGGCGGTGGCAGGGCTGTCAGAGCGGCTCTGCCGTGGGTTGGCGCTGATGCACCGTCAAGCCGTCGATGCAGGCTACAAGCCCGCTCACAGCGACGCTGCGGCGGCCGTGGTTGACGGGGTGACATACGCCTTCCTGCTGGCGGGCGATCTTGGGCTGTTCCGCAAGCAGCATCCCGACTGGATCGTCTACGCGATTGAGGACGCGATACACATGATGCGCGGGCGGACTGAGGAGCTGATGCAGGCGGCGGTCAAGCACTTCCCCAACGCACGCATCGTTGATGTTCGCCGCGAAATAGCGGATGATGAGATTAACTTCTGATGGGACCGCACATGGATGACCTTAATAGCATTGTAAGCGAACTGGCGGTCGAGCTGATGGATGTCGCAGAAGAACTGATCGACTGCGGGGAATGTCACGAGGACGTTCAAGCGGCTTTCATCGCGGTGGCCATACGCCTGCGGGAGTTGCAGGTGGATGCCACGATAGACGCGCGCAAGATGCTGGCGAGGACGATGGCTGGTGGATAAATGGCGATCGCCAGAAGCCGCAGAATATCGCAGGCTTTATCAGACGCAGCAATGGCGAAAGCTGCGTGAGGTCGCGCTGCTGCGTGACGCCTTCAAATGCCAGCGATGCGGATGCTTCCTGAAGCGAGGACGTTCGCATCCACAGTCTGCGGTGGTCCACCACGTTACCGCGCACAAGGGCAATCAAGACCTGTTCTTCGATCTGGACAACCTGCAATCAGTTTGTTGGTCATGCCACTCCGGCGTGATACAATCAGAGGAATCCAGAGGCTACAGCACCGAGATCGGTGAAGACGGGTGGCCGACTGACAGCAACCACTATGGGGCGAAATGATGGATCAGCTTTACAAGAAAAAACTGGATTGGGGCGTGCAGGTATCGCGCGGCGACAGCCTCAATGCAGATGGACATCCTGCTGCTGCGGAACGAATGACGGGGGGGAGGGTC